CCAAGGCCACGCCATCGCACCCCACCAAAAGCCACGTCGTCGTGGCCAAGTCGGGCGACCAAATCAAGACCATCCGCTTCGGTCAGCAAGGCGTATCTGGATCTCCCAAAAAAGAGGGCGAATCTAAGGCCAGCCAAGCACGGCGCGAATCATTCAAAGCTCGGCACGCTGAAAACATTGCCAAGGGCAAACTGAGCGCAGCGTATTGGGCCAACAAGGTCAAGTGGTAAGCCATGCAAATCCCAATCCTCAACGGCATCTATGCCGACACCACTCCAGAGCTGCGCACGGCCTACCCGGTCAACATGGTGCCAGTGCCCAAGCAGTCCGGAATCAGCAACGGATTTCTGCGCCCTGGTGACGGCATCGTGGCCAACGGCACAGGCCCAGGCATTGACCGTGGCGGCATCAACTGGCAAGGTGTCTGCTATCGGGTCATGGGCACCAAGCTCGTGACCGTAAGCAGCAATGGCGCTGTGACCGTGCTGGGCGATGTCGGTGGTCCAGTCAACACGCTGGTGACGATGGACTACAGCTTCGACCGCTTGGCCATCGCATCCGGTGGTCGCCTGTACTACTGGAATGGCGTGCTCACCCAAGTGACAGACCCAGACCTCGGAGTCGTGCTGGATGTGGTTTGGGTGGATGGTTACTTCATGACCACCGACGGCGAGTTCCTAATCGTCACCGAGTTGAACGATCCTACCCAGGTCAACCCCCTCAAATACGGAAGCTCAGAGGTAGACCCAGATCCAGTCGTGGCACTGCTCAAGCTCCGCAACGAAATCTACGCCCTCAACAGCAACACCATCGAGGTGTTCGACAACGTGGGCGGAGAGCTGTTTCCATTCGCACGCATCGACGGCGCTCAAGTCCAAAAGGGCTGTCTAGGCACGCAGGCTTGCTGCGTCTACTTGGAGCGCATTGCTTTCCTTGGCGGTGGACGCAACGAAGCCCCAGGCATCTACATCGGTGCTGCGGCCACCACCCAGAAGATCAGCACACAGGAAATTGACAACCTGCTCCTGACCTACACAGAGGCGCAGCTGACTTTGGTCAAGCTCGAAGCACGCAACGACAAAAACCATCAGCACCTCTACGTCCACTTGCCAGATCGCACAGTGGTCTATGACGCCTCAGCATCAGAAGCGCTTGGCGATCAAGTCTGGTTTACCCTCACCAGCACCACTGTTGGTTTCAGCCAATACCGCGCACGCAACATGGTCTGGATCTACGACAAGTGGCTGGTGGGAGACCCACAAAGCAGCGCCATCGGCTATCTGGTGCAAGACACCGGCCACCATTGGGGCCAACAAGTACGCTGGGAATTCGGCACGATCATTGCCTACAACGAAGGCAACGGCGCGATTTTCAACCGCCTGGAGCTGGTCAGCTTGACCGGAAGCGTGGCATTGGGCACCAACCCACAGATCAGCACCAGCTACAGCGTGAACGGACTCTCATGGAGTCAGGATCGCAGCGTCGCAGTCGGCACCACAGGCAACACAGCCAAGCGCCTGGCGTGGTTTCAGCAGGGCCACATGCGCAACTGGCGCATACAGCGATTTCGTGGCGACAGTGACGCACACATCTCTTTCGCACGCCTTGAGGCACAGATCGAGGCATTGGCATACTGATGGCAACCGCACCCGTCTCCCGCAGGCTCAATCTGACCCGCGACCAGCTCGCGCAGTTCTTGACCGACCAGCAACAGATCAGGCAGTTTGAACTGCTATTTGCGACAGTCGATCAGATCCAGGTCATCGTCGGAACTGATTTCGAGTACCAGGCAGACACAGCAGCGGCTACAGCAAACGAGGCTCTGGCCCAGATCAGCAGGCTTGCCCAGGCCTTAGAGTTGCTGGCTACAGCACCAGTCATCCAGAACAACAACTCGGTGGTGACTGATTACATCGACCTCAGCGAAAGCCCTGCACCAGTAAACAAAACCAGACGCCTGTCCTGGAACACCATAGACCAGACTGCCAACCTCGGCATGGAGTACGGCGTCACACAGCAGATCGGCCAAGAGATCTACGCCCGTGTCGGCAACACCACCGGAGTGACCATCCCCAATGGCACGGTCGTAGGCTTCGCAGGCGCAACAGCAAATGCCCTTCTTGTCGCGCCATATCTCGCAGATGGATCGCAGCCAACCCTCTACATCTTGGGCGTGATGACGCACGACCTGCCAGACAGCGGTGAGAAGGGTTACTGCACCACATGGGGCTTTGTGCGCGACCTGGACACCAGCTCGTTTGCTGTTGGTGACCTGCTTTACGCCAGCCCTACGGTGGCCGGAGAGCTGACAAACGTCAAGCCCACAGCCCCAGACAATGTGATCCCATTGGCTTCGTGCGTTACCTCAAACGCAACGACTGGCGTCATCTTCGTGCGCCCCACCATCACGCAGATGCAGTATTACGGTGTGTTCAGCAAGACCACAGACCAGACACCAGCGGCCATCAACACCGAATATTTGCTCACCTTCGACAGCGCACAGATCAGCAACGGAGTTGTGATCGGCGGCACGACATCACAAATCATCGTCCCGCAGTCAGGTCTCTACAAGATCGACGCCACAGTGCAAATCACCAGCGGCAGCTCAAGCGCCAAGAACATCTGGGTTTGGTTTAAGAAGAACGGAACAGCCATCGCCAACAGCGCCAGGGTCATCACCTCAGATGTAAACAACGGCTATGTGGCCATTGCCCTAACTGAGACCGTATCGCTGGCCGCCAACGAATACATCGAGATGGCCTTTGCCTCTGACAGCACCAACGTGACGGTGGACAATGTGGCCTCTACAGCATTCGCACCAGCAGCTCCGGCCATCATCTTGGCCGTTACTCAAGTTCAACAATAAGGTGAAACCATGACCGTATCCATCAAGGTGCTGATCCCAGCAAAGCAGGCCGAGAACAGCCAAACCACGCAGTACACAGCCACCAACTGCAAAGCCATCATCGACAAGTTCACGATCACGAACACCTCAGCAGGCAACGTGACGATCAGCGTCAACTTGGTGACATCTGGAGGCAGCGCAGGCGCGTCCAACTTGATCATGGACACCCGCGCCATCGCACCCGATGAGACCTACACCTGCCCAGAGCTGGTCGGCCAAGCCCTCGAACCTGGTGGATTCATCAGCACCATCGCCAGCGCAGCCACCTCGCTGACCATCCGCGCCTCTGGCCGCGAAATCACTTAAAGGAGAAACAGCATGGACAAATTCATGATGATGCCCAAGGGCTTTATGGGCCTGCCGGTCGAAGAGGAATTCATCACCACAGCCGAAAACAAGAAGAACACGCAGGTCGTGATCGACGACTGGATGCTCGGCCCAGAGAACCCCAGCAACGAGCCCACAGCCAACAAGGTCTATTGGGTCGCGCTCGGCAACGCCATGCAGGTCGATGAAAAAGAAGCCCGTCGTCGTCGGTGCAGCAACTGCGAGTATTACGACAACAGCACCATGACCCAGGCCAAGATGGAGCGCATCCCGCGCAACGATTGGGATATCGACGCCGGTTTCCGTGGCTACTGCAACAAATTCGACTTTATCTGCCACGACCTGCGCTCCTGCCAGGCTTGGGAAGAGCGCGAATTCGAGATGGATTGACGGTTCGTCAAAATGTGGGACAATCTGGCCGCTGAGTCACCAAAGCCGCCAGCAGCTTGCCCTAAACAGGAGTTGCACATGTCGGTCGTCACTGAGGGAATCACAAAAGGCCATCTTCTTGAGGTCTATTCTGATCCGTACATCACCAAAGTCGGACACGACCACCGACCAGCCGCGCACATCGACCACCCTCTCGTCACCTATTTGTCTGCATGGACTGGCAACACCTTTGCTGGTGCATTCATAGCGGTACGATTCACCCCCATTGAAATCGAGCTGCACGCCCTTCTCAAGAGGTCGGCCATCAAGCACTCGCGTGCTCTCGGCATAGCCTGCTTACAGTGGGCATTTGCCCAGCCCATTCAGCGCGTCACCGCCTACATCATTGAGGGCTTGGAGATGGCCAAAAACTACTGTCTCAAGCTCGGATTCAAAGAAGAAGGCCGCAGACGCGCAGCGTGTATGCAAGGCGGCATTGTTAAAGACGTTTATGTGCTGGGCATGACCCGGCTGGATTGGAGTTCAAGATGAGTTTTATTGGTGATTTTCTTGGTGACACGATTGGCGGCATCACTGGAGCAAAGCAAGCCGGTGAAGCAGCAGAACGTGCTGGGCAAACTCAAGCGGCAGCAGCAGAAAAAGGCATAGAAGAACAGCGCAGACAGTTTGATGCGCTGGTCGAGCTGATGGCTCCTTATGTCACAGCTGGAACTGGAGCAATGGGCCAACAGCAAGCCCTGATCGGTTTGCAAGGTGCCGAAGCTCAAAAGCAAGCCATACAAGGTTTTGAGCAATCGCCACTGTTCCAGTCTCTTATGCAGCAAGGCGAGAATGCAATTCTCCAAAACGCATCGGCTACTGGCGGTCTGCGCGGCGGAAACGTACAAGCGGCATTGGCACAGTTCCGTCCCCAGGCACTTAACTCTCTAATTGAGCAACAATATGGACGCCTTGGAGGGCTGTCGACGATGGGGCAAGCATCCGCAGCAGGGCAAGCCTCATCTGGAATGCAGTCTGCCAGCAATATCGGCAACCTCTTGGCCAACCAGGGCGCAGCCTTGGCTGGCGGCATTATGGGACAAGGCGGCATCGCACGCCAGACATTTGGTGATGTTCTCAACATTGCAAAAACAGCAGCACAAATGGCTGGCGCTGGTGGAGGCGGTGGAGGCGGTGGAAGTATGTTTAGTGACCGTCGTCTCAAGAAAAACATCAAGCAAATTGGAACACGCGCCGACGGTCTAAACGTCTATGAGTTCGATTACATCTGGGGCGGCGGACGTCAAGTTGGCCTGATGGCCCAAGAAGTCCAGGCCATCTACCCGAGCGCTGTTTCAGAATCTGGCGGCTACCTCATGGTCGATTACAGCAAGGTTTAAAAACATGGCAATCAATCCATTACAAGCGCCCGTCAATTACATGGCCATGACTCCCCAGGTGGACTTGGGGAAATCATTTTCTGAGCTTGGCCAAGTTTTAGCGCAACGCCAACAGCAGCAACAAGCGCAAGAAGTCAAACAGCAATTTGCCAATGACTTGCAAGCGGCACAGACAGATGGCTCTCAAAAAGCATGGCTTGGCATGATCGCCAAGTACCCGCAATTCCGTGAAGCCTTTGGCGATGTCCGCAAAGGAGTGGGCGAAGAACGCGTAAACAATGAATTTACTCAGGGCTTTGAAATTTCTAACGCCCTAGAAAATAACGCACCAGAGGTAGCGACACAGCGCGTAGAAACCATCATTGCTGCAAAAAAGAACGCAGGCGAACCGACCAAGATTTATGAAGATGTTTTGACAGCACTTCAAAACGGCAACATTAAAGGCGCTCAGGCTGGTGTTAACTTTGCGTTAACAGCAATTGACCCTGATCGCTTTGAAAAATCGGTTAAGGCAAAGACAACAGCAACCAAAGCGCCTGAGGAGTTACGAGCAGCCGTAGCAGCCGCAGACAAAGCCGTGGCAGACGCCACTACAGCGCAAGCCACAGCCACCAATGCAGCCGAAAGAGCAAAAGCTGATGCAGACAAAGCAGTGGCAGACGCACAAAAAGCAAAAGTGCAGGCCCAGTATGCTGAAAAAGTCGAGCTGGCTGGTTTGGAGAAAACGGGCTGGGATGTCAAAAATCTGAAAAGCCAGATCGGTGATCGTGCTGCACGTTTGAATTTGGATCAACAGACAACAGCCGCAACGGTGGCGGAAAAATTGTCCGGCATTCAAAAGAATCTGAACGACATCCCATCTGACACTCGCAAACTGATCAACGAGTCCGCTACTTTGGCAGCGACCTCCAGGCAGTCTGCCGACCAGTTCAACGACCTAGCCAAACGCCTCGACGCATCTGGCGGTGGTTACGGCGTGTTCTCCAGCGCATCCGACTTCTTGAAGAAGGGAGCAGGCTTCCAGGGCGGCATGACGCAACTGCGTCAAGAATACACACGCCTTCGCAACACGGCGGCCATTAAGTCCTTGCCACCAGGCCCAGCCACAGACAAAGACATCGCCATGGCCTTGAAGGGCTTTCCAAGCGACAACGCATCTGCCACAGACCTGTCGGCCTTCCTGCGCGGCATGGCCAAGCTGCAAGACGTTGACGCCTCCATCAACAACGCCAAAACAGACTGGCTTGCCCAAAACAACGGCACGCTTACACGCGCCAAAAACACATTTGTTGCTGGCGACTATTCCACCAAGCCCGGCGAGACCTTCAACGACTTTGCCCAGCGCATCGTTGGCGATGTCTCCAAACGCTACGACCCAACGCAGCAGACCAGCCTGGTGAATCAGATCCCAACTGATCGAAATCCACGACCAGCAGCTCCAGCGGCAAACATCCGGTCGCAAGCTGACGCAATCCTGCGCGGAGGTCAATAAATGGCAACAGCCGACGAATACGCAGCCTGGATCGTCAAGAATTCCGCCAAGCGCGGAACGCCTGAGTTCGACACCGTGGCGCAGGCCTACCAGCTCGCCAAGGCAGAAGAAAACACGGCCACCTTCCAGCAGCAGAACGCACCAGCACCACAGCAGCCAGGCGTGATGGATCAGATCGTAGGAGCTGGCGAAACAGCCCTAACCCTTGGCACTGGCGCAGTCGGTGGCACGCTTGGCACACTGGCCGGAACTCTCCAGGGCTTGTCCCAGCAGATCCTATCCGGTCAGTTCGGCACGCCAGAAGCCATGCGTGCAGTCGAACAAGCCGCAGCAAAAGGCGCACAGGCGCTCACCTACCAGCCACGCACTCAAGCTGGCCAAGAGCAGGTGCAAGCCGTGGGCCAAGTCCTGGCCAACGTCCTGCCACCAGTCCTGCCTGCAATCGCAGCCCCAGGCGCTGTCATGCAAGCAGCACGCACAGCAGCCCCAACCGTTGGCGCAGCCCGTCAGATCGGAACAGCAGCAGGCCAGCGTGCGGCTACAGCAACAGGCCAAGCCATCGCAAGGCCAGTGCAAGCGGCCACCACAGCCGTGCGCGAGACCTTGGGCATGGAGACCCCAGCCGTGGCCACCACAGCTCCAGCAGCAGCCGGTGCGCGTGTCTCAGGCGGTGCAGCAGCCACCCCAGAAGCCATACGACGCGCTACCACAGCGGAAAGCCTGCCAGTGCCAGTCACCCTCACCAAAGGCGCGGCCACCAGGGACGCACAGCAGCTGGCCTTCGAGAAGGAACAGATCAAGAGCGATCTGGGTGGACCACTTCGCCAGCGTGCCGAGGAAAACAACCTGCAAGCCTTGCAGAACTTCGACGCCTTGGTCGATATGACAGACGCCCAGCTCATGGACTTGTCCAGCACCGGCGGCGCTGTCGTTAAGTCTTTGACCGAAGGCCTCACAGCAGCCAAGAACAGGACTCGCGCCGCCTACAAAGCAGCCGAGAAAGCTGGCGAGTTGGAAAGCAACGTCACCCTCAACTCGGTGGTGGACTACATCAACGAGAACATCCCAGAGGGCGACCTGGCCCCGGTACTCAAGGCAGCCCAGCAGAAGGCCATCGCAATTGGTGCAGCAGTCCCAGACGCCGACGGCAGACTGGTGGCCCAGCCCATCACACTGCGCCAGGCCGAAAGCCTGCGCCAGACCTTCCAGCGTGCAGGCTTCGAGGGTGCAGACCAATTCCACGGCGGCAGCCTGCGTCGCGTCTTTGACGTTGAGACCGAAGGCATGGGCGGAGACCTCTACAAAAAGGCCCGTCAGACCCGCATCGACCAAGCACGCAAGTTTGAGAATCGCGCCATCGCC